ACCTTTTAGATTTATTTTTAGGTTTACTCCTTGATGAGTTACCTATTGAAGTTCTTTTCTTTACTGGTGTAAAGTATGTGTTATCTTGTTTTATAGCCAAGTTACTCTATTGCTCCGTGTCCTAGTAACATCTATCTCCTATGGTTTTGTTGGCCATGTTACGTTAGCTATTTTTTCTACTGTATCTAACCCAGTAGGTAAATCTCTTAAATCTTTTCTGTATTTAGTTTGGTCTGCTGTCATTGTATTATCAGAAGCACCCCACCAATCTGTTTCTGCTAATAATGAATTTCTTATTTGACGAAGATTTGCTAAGTCTCTATTTAACTGACCATCAGCCCATGTTTTTTCTTCAGCGTCACGAGCAGTTTCTTCAGCGTCTGTGAATTGTACTTTCACTCCGTTTATATTATGATATCTTGGCATTAATTTACTCCTTATTAATTTATTCCGTACATCTTTATTGTACCTGCATCTATATTTCCACTAGACATTTTAAATTGCACAGCATCTATTGCACTTGTGGTGTTGCCATATCCTGCAATAAACCATTGAGTTTGATAGTCATTTGCTTCTGTATTATTTATATTTGCTATAAAATGTTTAACAAAAGTTGTAGAACTTGGATTAAATAATTTTAATGTACCGCAACCATTTTGGTCATTATCCGTACCCATCCCTATCATTAATCTTTGGTAGTCCGTAGATTGAGCTAAATCATGAGACGTTGAATATGCAACTGCCGGGTTAGCTTCATCATTTTCTCTATGATACGCTTGAAAAGCGGTTGAAGTTTTAGTAACATTATAATTACTTCCTCCATCTACACTCATATTAAAAGTTAAATGTTTTGAATCAGTTGCGGCATGAATATTAATAAATTCAAATAAGTATTCTTTGTAAGTAGAATCTATACCGCTTGTAAAAGATAAAGTCGCAGAACTAGATGCTGTTGTTTCTGCTAACAAAACTTGTGAGCTTGCATTAACTAAAAGTGTGTTATATCTAATTGATTTATATGTTGCCATTATGCTATTCCATACATTTTAAAAGTTCCTGCATCTATATTTCCACTAGACATTTTAAATTGAATTTCATCTATTGCTCCTGTTACATTAAAGTATCCTGCAATAAAATTATTATTAGTATAATTATCTTTTTGATACATATTATTTACAGACATAAAATTAGTTTGAAATGTTGTATTGGATGGATTAAATACCCATAATTCACCAGACATTGATTCATCATTACCATTACCTATACCATTATCACATAATTTTTGAAATGAAGTTCCATTTGCTTGGTCTGCGGAAGCATTATAAAGAAAATTTGAATCAGAATTTCCTTCATCTAGTTGTGCTCTAAATACAGCCGATGTTATTGATTCATTAAAATCAGCACCACCTGCTACATTCCCTTGAAAACCAAGTTGAACATTATCTGTTGCAGGATGTACATCTATATATTTAAATATATATGTTTTGTAAGTATTATCCATAACAACATTACTGGAACCATCTTGAAAACTAATAGTACCACTTGAACTAGCAGTTAATGTTTTAATTAAAGTCATAGCACCTGTTCCAACCTGTGCTGATGTAGTAGCCGCAGGAGGTGTAAAGTTGTGTGCTATTGCTGAATAAGTTGCCATTATATAATTCCAAACATTTGTATTGTTCCACCTTGTATTTCACCACCACTAAATTTAAATTGTACTCTTGTAATTGCTGTTGTTGTGTTTATGTATCCTGCCCTAAAAGTTTGATAAGCACCTTCACTATGCATATTTGCAATTGAACACGCCATAAAATGTTTAACAAAAGTTCCGCTACTTGGTTCAAAAAGCCTTAACCAACCAGATACAGCTTCATCATTTGCATTACCTATACTATCTGATATATTTTGAAGTGCTGTTCCTTGTGCTTGGTCTCCTCCAGTAGCATAAGAAATACCACTAGCATCATCTTCTCTATGATAACTAAAAAAAGAACTAGATGTTATTGTTTGATTATAATTTGTATTAGTGCCAGTATCTACTTGGAATCCAAACGTTATATCATTATTTTCTGGATGAATATTATTGTATATAAACAAATATTCGTTATAAGTAGAATCTATACCACTTGTAAAAGTTGCAGTAGCATCAGAACCATCAGATGTAAAAGTAGATAGAGGCATTAATGACCCTGCAAACCCTCCGTAGTCTACGTTGTATTTTATTGCGTTATAAGTAGCCATTATTTATGGTCTAATAACCAACCTTGAGTAGCATCAACATATACTAATCTAAATGCGGCTCTTTCGGTTGAAACTGTTAAATCTGAGGAATCTCCTTGTATCTTGTGAGAATTTCTTCCTATTGTAATATTATTAGTGTCAGCGGTTCCTGCATAATCAACTATTGCTATTGTATCTCCAATAGAAGCACTAGAAGGTAATGTCATTGTAAAAGCTGATGACGTTGTATTAACAAAATATCCTCTTCCTGCTACCATTGTTGTAGCACCTGTTATAACTGATTGCCATGCTATACCACCAAATCCACTTGCGGTACCACTATTAGTTATAGTGCTACCAGATAAAATTTCAAAACTATTAGCAGTAAATCTAAAATCATCTGCACCTGCTATTTTAATATCTATCTGGTCATCTGTATCTGCTGTAATACTTGTGTCACCATCAGCATCTAAAATTAGTTCTGTACCATTTAAGTCTGAATCTAAAGGCCCACCAACTGCACCAGATATTTCTACAATAAATATAGAAGCACCACTTGCAGGGGCTGTTGTAAATGTAATCGCCGCACCGCCAGAAGATAACGTATAATCTGTGCCGGGTTTTTGAATGACACCATCATGTGATACTAAAAGCTGTGCAACAGAGCCTACTTGTGTACCTAAGTTAAATGCCGTGTTCGACCCATTATAGGTATTGCCACTCGTATCTAGGACACTGAATGTGCCGCTCTCTATTGATTTTCCTATGTATGCCATGTTTTATCCTTTTGCGTATTTATCTTTTACAGCTTTTATAGCCTTAAACCATTCACCAGTTTTGTCACCTTTGTCAGAATTCATGTCATGATATAATAAATCCAATTGTTCTTTTAATTTAGGATATTCTTTGTCTCTATTACGTTGATACGCATTATTAGTATGAGTAGCTTGTAATTCATTTTGTTTTGTTAAAATATCTGCTTTAGCTATTGGAGTTGTTCCATTTAACCAAGTAATATTGTCTATATCATCATCCTGCATACTAATTTGAGCTACTGGATTAATTGCTAATATTGCTTTTACTATAGTTGTCATTATGCTCCTAATTCTATTAAAGTAATTGCTTTATCAAATTCACCAGAACCACCGGAAGTAACTTCTAAAGTTGCACCACTTGTTCCAACTTTTCCATTAAGAGTATATGTTAAAGCATTTGTTGTTGCAGGGGAATCTAAAAACATAAAAGTACAAACATTATTAAAAATTAAATCCATACCACTATCTTCTGGAAAATTAAGACTATAACCTGCTTGTGCTAATTCTGTTTCTGATATGCCAGAATGATTTCTAGTTAATTGAAATTTTGCATATGTATTAGTAACAGAAGCGTTATTACTGTCTTGGCCAAATTCGGCATTTATTAAAATAAGAACTTTTGAACTTGCATCTCTACAGGTAATCGCATCAGTTACTCCTGCACCTGTATAACTTGTTGCAGTTATAGATGTTCTACCAGTAGCACTTGCTGATTGAGCTTGTAAAATTTTTCCTGCACTTTGTAATGCTAAAGCACTAGCTGAATCATCCCAAAATATTTCTTTGTCTGCTCCGGGGTCGGTTAACCCTAAACCTTGTATTCCTATTATACTTAGTGCCATGTTTTACTCCTTTGCGTTGGCATCTTTAACTGCCTTAATTTTCTTTGCCCACTCACCAGTAGTATCTAGTTTGTTTGCTACAATGTCTTTGTATAGTAAATCTAGTTGGTCACCTATTTTTCCGTAAGCTATTTGGCGAGTATTGCGTATACCTGCATTGTTTAACTCTTTAGTTGCATTTGAAGCATAAGAATTTAATTGTGAATCTGTTGGTTTTGCAACACCAGATACATTCCATGTTTTTATGTAAGAACCAGAACCATCATTTTGTATTGTAATATTATTATAAAGTTCATCTTCTGTTTTGCCTTTAGCTTCTAAATATAATTTTGCTTTGTAATGTAAATTTTCTACTGTCATTTTATAACCCCGTTAATCTCCAACCCATCATGAAGGCTGTGGTGCCATCACTGCCAAAAGTTCCACCGCCTACAACTGTTGAACCTCCACTATTTTGATAAGCATAGAATTCAACATAATCATCTGCATCTAAATCCATTATAGCTGCTACCATAAATTCTTCCGAATTATCTAAAGTATGTCTAGTTTGTGTAAACTTTGAACCATTTTTAAATAAGCTTAATTCTGTTGCTGTTCCATTTGTGCTAGTATCACATCTAGCTTTTGCGGCGATATAGTATTTACCTGCTATGGTTGGCGTAAATTTATTTGAAGCAAATTTTCCATCACTATCAAAATATTCAGCATCAAGAAGAACTTTATCACGACTATTGTTTGAAATAGCTTGGTCACTTGATAGGGAAGCTAAAAATGAAGGTGTATTTGATATGTGTTTTATATCTAATCTTTTTAATGTGCCTGCATCTGATATTATTATTTCATCAGCAGCCGCAGGTTGTACTGCTAATTCTGTAGTACCTGTAATAGCAGTAGCATCTAAATGCTCTTCTGAAATTGCATCATCTGCTACGAGTGTTGCA